ATGTTGGATGTTTTTGATAGTGAAACATTGGTCAAAATTTATAGGCTATTAAATAAAAAATGTCAGGCAATAGATGGGTTTATAAAAAATCATGCACTTAATTTTGGAAGTTGCTCGGCAGAATTTGGCACAGAAGATGTTTGTAATAATATTATAGAACTAATTACCAAGAAAAATCAATTAATCAATTTAAAAATTATTCTAGATAATGTGGTAAACTCCTTAAATAATGAGGATAAAAAGGTGATATATGTTAAAATGAATTATCATTTAAGCATGGAAGAATTTTGCGCAGTGTTAGAATTAAAAGAACGCACCGCCTTTAGAAGAATAGAGCGTGCGTTTACTAACCTTACAATAGCTTTGAATCGTTCTAAGTATTTAGAAAAACTAATCAGCATTATGAACAAAGAGGTTTGGATAGTAAAACTAAGAGAAGAAGTTAAAACCAGACGCTTGGCATATAGAACAGCCTAATAAGGTTTTATTTATTTGTTGTCAAGTTGAGAGCTTGTTAACATTTATAAATTATTATTAATAATCGCTAACTTCTTTAACTTTGGCTTTGTCCTTAGAAATTAATTTACTGCCTTTTAAAATTAAGAATACGAATATCAATGCAGGCACCATAAGCACAGTGATAATAATCCCTGTTGCTTTTTTATTAAGTGTGGCAGAGTTGTTGTTGGGCGATACTTCAGCAAAAGAGGGGTTGTCTGTGTAGGTAACATTTTCTGTGTTGTCTGTGTAGCCTGTCATTAAATCGCAAAAGTCACTATATACATAACCATAGTATTCGCTGTCTGCAGAGTATTTACAATAATACCAAACATTGGTTCGTTCTTCTATTAATGTTTCACCAACAACTTTGCCGTAAAAAGTAAGGTTGCGTGAATATAGCGGAATATAAGCAACCTGACTAGAGTTCCCCATAGAAACGGTAGGCAGAGTGCGTAGGTCTCTACTTTGTTCGCTGTAGACGCGGAAGCGGACATTTGTTAAAAATGGATTTTTTGGTATACCAACAATGGTTTGCACACTGTCCTTTTTAACATAGCCAGAAAAGTTTATGTAATTAACTTTGTAATAATCATCAACTTCGTCCACAAGTTGAACAAAGTAAGTTTGTGGCAAAACAAAATATATGTTAGAATAATCTTCTAACGGATATGGCGTTTTATATAGTTGCACATTGTCAAACATGACGCGTGCAAAATAAGTTTTAGATGTGCTTGCATTTAAAGGAGTGCTAAAACAAGGCAATGCACAATAAAAAGAAGATAAAATTAAAATACAAATTAAAATTATTACCATAACAAGATTGTAACACAAAAAATTAGTAAAAAAATGGCAGTTTTAAGGTAAACAGAGCTTGTTTTGATGTAAATTAATTGCAAATGGATGTATTAAAAAAAATAAAACAAATAGAGGCGGTGCTTTTAACAAGAAAAAGCAAAAACCGCCTTTTTGCATACAACGCGGGGAAGGTAAAACATAAAAAGCAATTAGCATTTCATAAATCTCAAAAGAAAAACCGCTGGGTTTTTGGAGGCAACAGAACAGGGAAAACAGAATGTGGTGCGGTTGAGGCTATATTTTTTGCACGAGGAAATCATCCTTACCGAGAAATAACGGGCGCAACAAATGGCTGGGTGGTTAGTTTGTCCACTCAAGTTCAGCGCGACGTTGCCCAGCAAAAAATTTTATATTATCTAAACCCAGATTGGATTGTAGATGTGGTTATGTTGTCTGGCAGAAAAGATAATTATGTAAATGGGGTAATAGATTATATCCTTATAAAAAATGTGTTTGGCACAGTTAGTAAAATTGGCTTTAAAAGTTGTGATCAGGGCAGAGAAAAATTTCAAGGAACAAGTTTAGATTACGTTTGGTTTGACGAAGAGCCACCAGAAGAAATCTATAAAGAATGTCGTATGAGGGTGCTAGATAATTATGGAGATATTTTTGGAACGATGACCCCGCTGAAAGGTATGACCTTTGTGTATGACGAAATTTATTTAAATAAATTTAATGACCCTAATGTCTGGTGTGAGTTTATTTCTTGGGATGATAATCCTTATATAAGTAAACAAGCAAAAGAACAAATGAAGGTAAGTTTATCGGCTGACGAATTAAAAACAAGAGAACATGGCGAGTTCTTAGATTTTGGTGGTAGAGTTTACCCGGAGTTTGATGAAAATGTGCATGTGATAGAACCTTTTGATATTCCTTACGATTGGCAAGATAAACTTTCTATAGATCCAGGCTTAAAAAATCCGCTTTCTTGTCACTGGTATGCGGTGGATTATGACGGTAATGTTTATGTGGTGGCAGAACATTATGAAAAAGAAAAAGATATAGTTTATCATAGCGATGAAATAAAAAGAATTAGTGATAGTTTGCATTGGCATAGAAATACAAACGGAATGATAGAGGCGTTAATAGATAGTGCGGCAAATCAAACAACTTTGGCATCAACCAAAAGTGTAAGTAACTTGTTTTATGACTACGGAATTTTGGTAAACACAAATGTAAATAAAGATGTATTTACTGGCATTCAGCGGGTAAAAAGTTTTTTAAAAAATGCAAAAGGAGAAAGTAAACTTTTCATTTTTAACACTTGCACAAATTTAATACGCGAAATTAAGGGTTACCGCTGGGGGAAGGGTGATAGTCCGGTTAAGGTGGATGACCACAGTATGGACGAACTTAGGTATTATATTATGACCCGCCCAGAAAATAAAAAACAAAAAGAAAAACCAAACATTGTTCAACAAGAAAAAGAAAGATTAATACGAGCACTTAGGTTTAAGCGCTAAATTAAACTTAATAAAAAGGAAGGAGAGAGTATGCCCAAATGATTTTGATGAAAATACAATAAATTCAATAAAACGCCTAATAGTAGGCATTGTTACAAAAGAAGAAGTGTGCGAATATGTGTTAGACGAAGAAACAGGTAAGATGAAACTTGTAAAGCAAAAAGTAAAAAAGAACACAATCCCACCAAATACAGATATTATAAAACTTATATATAATCAGCAACAAAAAGAGGAAAATTACGAGGCTTTAACAGATGAACAGTTAAAGCAAGAAAAGCAAAAATTATTAACGCAATTAAAGGAGGAAGGCGATGATAGTTGAAAAAGCAACAAAAAAAGTAAAATGCGATGCAAGCGGTTGTAATAATAAATGCGATTATGTAATTATTAACAAACGTTTTGTTTTTGATGGTAACATATACTTGTGCTCTAACTGTATAAGTATGCTTTATGGTGAAATTTCTAAATTTATTGTTCCTAAAAGTATAAAACCAATCTATAAGAAGGGGGGAAAGAATGAAAATTAATAATTTAGTAGAAGAGATTAAACAAGATTATTTAGCTAGACGCAATGCTAGATTAAGCTTAGAAAATCAGTGGCAGATGAATATTAATTTTATGTTGGGTAACCAGTATAGTTACATTGCACAAAATGGAGCAATACGTGAGGACGAAAAGCAATATTTTTGGCAAGAAAAAGAGGTGTTTAATCATATTGCACCAATTGTAGAAACACGTATTGCAAAAATAGCACAAAACATGCCTAACATTACCGTTGTTCCAGCCAGCACGGATGAAGAAGATGTTGAAAGTGCAAAACTAAGTAAAGATATTTTAGAATCTGTAACAAACCGATTAAATTTAACAGATATAGAAAAAACTGCAACCACATGGAGTGAAATTTGTGGCACATGTTTTTATAAGGTGGTTTGGAATACAGACAGCGGCAAAATGGTTGCACAAGACAATGAAGGTTCAAGCATATATGAAGGTGATGTGGAAGTGCAAGTTGTTTCACCTTTTGAAATCTTTCCAGACAATCTTTCTTGTGAAAGAATGGAAGATGTAAAATCGCTAATTCAAGCGCGGGCCATGGAGGTTGACGAAGTTAAACGCGTTTGGGGTAAAACTGTAGAAAAAGAAAATATTAATGCTTTTACGCTTGATAGTAACATAGGAAATCTTGGTGGACTTGGATATAATGCGCATATTAATAAAGTTGCAAATGTGGAACTTTGCAATCATTGTGTTGTAATAGAACGCTACATTCGTCCAACCAAAGAATATAAAAACGGTAGGCTTACAATAGTGGCTGGTGATAAACTTTTATTTGACGGGGAGCTTCCTTATATTAATGACGAAAACGGGACTAGAACTTTCCCTTTTGTTAAACAAGTTTCTAACTATATGCCAGGAAGTTTTTTTGGAGTTAGCGTGGTAGATAGATTAATTCCATTGCAACGCGCTTATAATGCTGTGCGTAATCGTAAACACGAATATTTTAACCGTGCAGTTATGAATGTGCTTGCAGTAGAAGACGGAAGTGTTGATACTGAAAGTTTAGAGATAGAAGGGCTAAGTCCAGGTAAGGTTTTGGTTTATAGGCAAGGCAGTAAAATACCAGAGATTGTTCAAAATCCAAATTTAAATATTAACTTTGATGCGGAAGAGGAACGCTTGCTTGCAGAGTTTAAAACTGTATCTGGTGTAAGCGATATGATGACTGATAGTTACGCCCAATATACTAATATGTCGGGCACGGCATTAGAACTGTTGGCAGAACAAGATTCTACCAGGCTGGCAACGGCAATAGATTCTACCCGCCTTGCAGTAAAAATTGTTGCAAAATATATTTTGCGTTTATATAAGCAATATGCGGTTTTGCCAAGGTTGCTTAAAATTGCTGGCGATAGCGGAGAGGTTCAATTGTATTATTGGGACCAAAATGAAATTAATAGCGATGATGTGGTGTTTGATACTTCCTCTGATATTTGTGATAGCCTTTGGCAAAAACCAACAAATGCTGTTAGACCTTATTAGGCAAGGTTTAATGTTTGATGAAGACGGCAAGTTTAGTAAATCTACCCGTAAACGTTGTTTGGATATGTTGGGTTTTGGCAAGTGGGAAGATAGTGTGGATTTATCCACCTTAAACATTCAGCATGCTAAAGAAGAAAATTTACAAGTGTTAAAAAATAAAGAAGTTAGGCTTTTACCAATAGACGATCACAAGGTTCATATAGATGAGCATTCTGCTTTTGTTTTTTCTGAAATGAATAACAGATTAAAAGAAGGTCAGTTGCAAATTTTATTAAAACATATTGAGGAACATAAAAATTTACTAAAATTACAACAAAAAGAAGAAAATTAAAATTATTTGATTTATAGAAACTTAATGGTTAAATAAAATTGTAAAATAATGTGAAAAGATGTTATAATATTTCTGTAGGAGATTTTATGACAAAATCCATGTGGAGTCCATGGCACGGCTGTCATAAGTGCAGTGCTGGTTGTAAAAATTGTTATGTGTTTTATTTAGATAGCAAACATAATAAAGATACTAACTTGGTTACAAGGTCTAAAACAAATTTTAATTTACCACTTAAAAAAACAAGGGATGGAGAATATAAACTTGCATCGGGCAGTGAAATTGCAACTTGTTTTACTTCAGATTTTTTTATTGAAGAAGCTGACCCATGGCGTGAAGAAGCATGGGAGATTATTAGACAACGACAAGATGTAAACTTTTTAATTTGCACAAAAAGGGCAGAGCGAATAATACAATGTTTGCCAGCAGATTGGGGAGATGGTTACAAAAATGTGGTTTTAGCTGTAACGTGCGAAAATCAACAAATGGCTGATTTGCGTCTGCCTTTGTTTATAAACATTCCAGCAAAACATAGATACATACTTGTTGCACCTATTTTGGAAAATTTGGTTATAGATAAATATTTACTTACAGGTAAAATAGATAAGGTGTCGGTAGGAGGAGAATCTTACGAAAATGCCAGAGAATGCAATTTTGATTGGATAAAAAATATTTATTTAACCTGTAAAAAATATGATGTAGAGTTTGATTTTCATCAAACGGGCTCTAATTTTATAATGAACAATAAAAGGTATAAAATAAAGCACCATGATGAATATTCTCAAGCAAAGAAAGCAACAAAAGTATTAGAAAATTTATTTAAAAGCTAATAAAAACCTTATTTTTAAGGTTTTTTTATAAAAATATTTAAAATTTATAAGAATTATATGTTGTATTAAGTTTTTAACATATAAAATTTTTTAATTAAAAATTTAAAAGATAAAGGAGAAATTATTATGAAAGAAAATATGGAACAACCTCAAGATTTAGGCTCCATAAATTATGGTAAATTTAAGGATGCTGAAAGCTTGTTAAAAGCCTACAGTAGTTTAGAAGCCGAATTTACCAAAAAAAGCCAAAGGCTTTCTCAACTTGAAGGCGAGAGAAATAAGGAACAAGAGGCTCTTGCAATTCAAGCTAAAATAGAGCAGGATGTTGAAGAGTTTGTAACAAAATACGAATATGCACAACCTTTTAAAAGCGCTATAAAAGAAAGTGTGCAAGCAGGCTTAAGTGTGCAAGAGGCAACACTTAACGTGATTAAAAGTAATTACAAATCGGCAGAAGACTATATTAAAGATGATGAGTTTTTGAACAATTTTGTTTATAACAATCCAAATATAAAACAAAAAATTATTAAGGATTATTTAAATAAACTAACTCAAAACTCTCCAGTTAACATAGGCTTAAAATCTGCAAACATCCCTCTAACTCCGCCAAATGTGCCAACCACAATAAAAGAGGCAGGCAAAATGGCAAAACAAATTATTAAACAAATTTAAGTTAAAGGAGAGAAAATGATAGATTTAACTACAGCTCAAAATGCGCTTAAAGATGCTTATCTTTCAGCTGCATGTAATCAATTAAACACAAAAACAAATCCATTGCTTGCAAAAATTAAACAATCTTCAAGCGATGTTTATGGCAAGCAAATTATTAAAATGGCACCAGTTGGTTTAAATGGCGGCATTGGTGCTGGTAGCGAAACTGGTGAACTACCAACCGCAAATGAAAATAATTATGTTCAATTTAAAACAACATTAAAAAATCTTTATGGCACAATAGAAATTAGTGATAAAGCCATAAGGGCATCTGCAAATAGCAACGGTGCATTTGTAGATTTGTTAAACGCAGAAATGGAAGGACTTATAAACTCTTCTAAATTTAACCTAGGTCGTATGCTTTATGGTGACGGTTCTGGTTTGGTTGGCACAGTAGAAAGTTGTTCTAATGGAGTGGCAACAATGAAAAGCGTTAAAAATTTAATAGAAGGTATGGTTGTGGATGTTTACACAGGCACAACTTTAAATCAAACTCTACGCATTGCTTATGTTGACAGAGTAGATAAAAAAGTTTACTTTACCTCAACCCCAAGTGAAATTGCTGCTGGCGACAATTTTTATGTTCAAGGAAGTAAAGATAACGAAATTACTGGTCTTGGTGCAATATTTTCAAATTCGGCAACACTTTATGGTTTAAATCGCGCAGACAATCGTTGGCTTTCACCATATACAAAAAATGTGCAAGACGACATTAGTGATACAGTGTTACAAGAAGCTGTTGACCACTTAGAAGAAAACACTGGCAGTAATATAGACTTTATTACTTGCGGTGCAAAGGTAAAAAGAATGTATCAAGATTATCTTGCAACTTACAGACGTAATATTGATGTTACGGTGCTAGAAGGTGGATATAAAGCTATCAGTTTTAATGGTATTCCTATTGTAAGCGATAGATTTGTTGAAGATGACACTTTATACATGTTAGACACTAGCAAATTTACCCTTCATCAACTTTGCGATTGGGAATGGATTGAAGGTGAAGGCGGTAAAATTTTACGTCAAAAAGCAGGATATCCAGCATATACAGCAACTCTTGTTAAATATGCTGATTTAATTTGCGACCAGCCAAATGGACAAGCTAAGTTAACTGGTATAGTAGCTCAATAGTAATAGGGGAAATATGAAAATAAAAATCAAGCAGGATGTATATAACATCTCAAATAGAATAAAGGTTATAGATAAAAAATATTTCATAGTGTTTAATACATCAACCATACGTTACGAAGTGCATCATAGTGGGCAGTTGGATTGCAGTTATTGCTTAACGCTACCTTACAGCACACTAGATGCACGCACGCTTGATTTTGTTAACAAAACAAAAATAAATAATTTAAACAATTTAATATTGGAAATGGAAAATAGTAACAACTTATTGGAAAAGGAAGAACAAGCGAACATTCTTAATAGGTTTAATGTTTCTATTGAAAATTTACTAAAAAGGAGGTAAAATGAAAGTTAAAGAAGTCCTTTTAGAAGCATGCTCGCTATTGGGTTTAAGTGAGGAAGAAAAAGTTTTGCAAAATGAGGAACTGGACGAAACTTCAAAACTAGAAAATGTAGAACTAAAAAAGTTATATAAACTATTGCAATTTTCTTTACGTGATTTATGCACAAATTATTTAAACACTCCAACCATTGTAACACTAGAAAGTGTAAATAAAATTATAAGTTTATCAGACCTTAAAAACTTTGTGCGTTTATTAGATGTTTATTATAATGGAAAAGCTGTATTGTTTAAAACTATAAACCGCAAAATAAACTTACCTTTTGAAGGAATGTTTGATGTTAAATATATTACATATCCAACAATTGAAAGTTTGGAAGAAGATTTAGAAGATTACAATATATTAAATTTAGATATGGCAGTTCTAGGGTTGTGTGCATACTATTGTTTGTCCACTGGTAGGTTTGATGAATTTAACAAATTTAACGAACAGTATTTAGATAGGGCAGAAAGTTTTAAGGAATTAAAATCTTTTCATCTACCAAATAGGAGATGGGAATGATAAAAAAGAAGCATATAATAGATGATTTTACTATAGCAGAACCCGATGCGGAACGTGATTATTGCTATAATTTTAATGCTGGTAAAACGCTAGACAATTGCATTGGAGTGCAAGAGGCAAAATTTAAATATGGTAATACTAATAAAAGTATGACAACGCCCACATTTATAAATAAGATGTTGGGGCTTTCTTTTTTTAGCACGTATATTCCAGCAAGTAAAACAACGGCGCATAGAATAACTCTTTATGGTGATGATACAAGATTTTATCTGCACCAAATGTTTTCAGGTTCATATATGTTTTTAAATTTGTATCAATTAAAATTTGATAATGTGCCAGTCTGTTTAAGTTATAGGCATAACGATCAAGATGCAACCATTATTGCCAGCGCGGATAAGATGATTGTGTGGAAACAAGATGTAACACCATACATTCTTGCTGATGCGCCAATAGTTACAAGTATGTGTGTAAATGAAGGAGTGTTGTTTGCAACGCTTTTAAATCCGGCTTATAAAATTTGGTATAACAAAGACCTTAATTTAGAAAAAATTGGTGAGGAAAGCGAAACGGCTGGTTACATCTCTTTAAACGATGATTACGGTTATGCAAGAAAGGTAATAAGTTTTGACGAACATGTTTATATTTTTAGAGATTATGGCATAAGTAAAATTTCTATTTATAAAAACGAAATTGTGGTAAGCGAGGTTTATAAATCTAACACAAAAATACTAACAAATACTATAAGTGTTTGCGGTAATGTTGTTTTATTTACAACTGCAGACGGTGTTTATACTTTTGATGGGGCTAGGGTTCAAAAAAGCAAACTTGCAATAAATAAAATTATTTCATCATTAGAGAATGCTGTTGCAACCTCGCTTGGCGAAACTTATTATCTTGCCTTAAAATTAAACTTTGATGACGGCAAAACCTTGTTTTGTGAGCAAGACGAATGTTTAAACAATGCACTTGTAGTAATAGATGTTAAAAATTTTAATTACCAAATAATAAGGGGTGTGGATATATTAAATTTCTTATCTTTAAAAGCAGAAAACATGGAAAAGGTTTTGGTTATATATAACACTGGTTATATAAGAACAATTGGAGAAATTGTTAAACAATCTTATTATTATGAAAAAGTTTTACCCAAATACTGGCGTAAAAAAGATGTATTTGAGAACAACTGTTTAAAACTAATTACAAAGTTTTCTGTTTATTGTGATAAGGATGTAACCTTTACATTAACTGCTGATAATGTGCCATTAACTTTTGTAAGCACAAAGTCAGGGTTAAACGAGTTTAGTTTTAAAAGGCAATGCAATAAATTGCAATTAGAAATTTCGTCCAATCAAGCATCTTCAAGGGTAGAAAGGGTAGAGATAGATTATTATGATTGTTGATACAATTTTGCTTAAAAAGCTAAATAAATATTATCGCTATTTTAATGCTTTTAATTTTACCAAAATTATTAAAAAAAGGAGTAAAAATGAAGTGGAAAAATAGACTAACAAACTACAACTTTTGGATTTCTATTGTAAGCGCAGTGCTGTTGATTTTACAAAATTTTGATGTTCATTTTGACATTGCAAATTTTAACGAAATAGTTACTGGGGTGCTTGGGCTGTTAGTGGTAATTGGTATTATTAACGACCCAACAAAATCGTCAACCTCAACTGGCGAAACTTTAAATAAAAATAAAGGAGATACTGTGGAAGAATTACAAGAAGTTATATCAAATCAAGCCGAAACAGAAAATGCAACTGTTATAGACGTAAACACAAATGGGAATGGTTCTATAGATAAAATTGAAATAGAAAATCTAAATAGTGCAACAGAAGAAATTGCACAAGAATCTCAACCAGAAGAATTAAATGAAACACACTTGGTAAATACTGAACAAGTATTTAAAACGCCCATTTCACTTGCGGATGAAAATGATATTTGCCCTACTAAAACAACTGATGAGATTTTTATAAACCCGCAAGATGAACCAACAACACCTGCTTCAAATTTGATAACAGAGTGTTTAGAGATTAGTGAAAATCAAAACTTAACAGAAGAAAAGGAAATTAAACAAATAATAGAAATTTCTTTAAACCCCATAACAGAGGAAAATAAACAGGATGATAATTTCTTGGCAAGTAATAGCACTGAACTAAAAACAGGTGTTGAAGAAAGTGCAAAGACGGCAGAAGAAGATGGGGTAGATTCTGTTACAAGTTTTAGTATTGTCCGTTAAACACAATAAAAAAACTAGCATTTTGCTAGTTTTTTTAATTATTACTTTTTAGCTTTAGTTGCAGTTTTTTTAGCAACTGGTTTTTTAGCTGCAGTGGCTTTTTTTGTAGCAGGCTTTTTTGCAACTGTTTTTGTTGCTGGTTTAGCAGTAGCTTTAGTTGTTTTAGCTACAGGTTTTTTTGCAGCAGTTTTAGCAACAGTTTTTTTAGCTGGTTCAGCTTTTACAGCAGTAGTAGCTTTAGCTGGTGCACCCGCGCGTTCAATTTCATTAAACATAGGCACAGTAGTGCTTGTAATAGCATAGAAGTAACCGTCTTTAACTTCTACATTTTTAATTGTAGATTTTGCAGCACGTGCAACATATTTTCTCATTTCGTCTAAAGTCTTTTTACCATTAATGTCAAAATATGCAGGTTCTGTGTTTTTCTTTTTCAAAACTACGCAAGCGTGTTCAAGTGTAGAATTTGTGTCTGCATTTGCAACATCAAAGCAAACAAAACTAACTTCATCACGATAGAAGTTTTTAATTAATGTTGCAAGGGCATAACTGCCTTTAAACATATATGTGTTTGTTAAATCTTTAGCAGATTTACCATTTGCTAGTTCTTTAGCTTTAACATATTCTATAATTGCTAAGATGCCATCACTAGCTGACTTTTTAACTGGAATAACTAACTTAACATTTTTATCCATAAATTTCCCCCTAAATGTTATATTAGATATTTTACCCAAAAAGAAAAATAAAGTCAACAAAAAATTACATTATTTAAAAATTCTTTTTTATAAAAATTTTAATAAAAAAATGTGCTAATAAAAAATGTTATATAGTGTAAAAAAATTTTAAATTTATAAACAAATCAAAAATAAAATATTTTTAATTTAATATTGAAAATAACTTTTCTTTGTGGTATAATAAAAATATGAGTGATAAAACAAAAGATAAACTAGTTGTAAAAAGTTTGGAAAGAAAGGTTGTTGGCCAAGTTGAGCAATCTAGAAAAGTTTTTATACAAAGCCACAATCTTTACCCATATTACAAATTGGCAAAGGGCTTTAATTATGGAGAGAAAAGGTTGGCGGTTGTGCATGCTGTTGGCACGGGTAAATCTTTTTTGGCAATACAATGGTTAAGTGACGAGTTAACGGGTGGGGTTGTCCCTTCTAATAAAAATGCCGAACCTCCAGTTGTTGTAGAACCAAAACAAGATGTTCATGTTTTGTATCTTTCTCCAAAACGCGCAGCGTATGGGCAGATTGTGCGTCATGCCCAAAACTTAGAAGAAACTAAACTTTTGCAACATATAGAAAGAGAGACTTAT